TTATGTGCCTCGTCAAAGTAAATAGTATTTACCTCAATATCTGCATCCATCACACGATGCAACGAGTGATATGTAGTGAAGATGATAACATTCTCACCAGCAGTTCTTGCAACACTAGCAAAAATGTGGATTTGATCTGCTTTAGTGGTGCTAAAATGCTGCGTCTCACCACTATGAACGTGCATGACATGAGTGTTGACAGTATCAACAACCTCAAGAAACTCACTGCACAGTTGTTCTGCCAACAAAATACGTGGGGCTACAACAACTGTAGTGGTGCCGTTCTTAACAACATCATGACGACGCTGAGTGTCAATAATCATGGTGAGAGTCTTACCACCACCAGTGGGAACAATCACCTGACCTTTGTCATAATCACGCATACGATTGATGATGCGTTCTTGATGTGGGCGAAGGGTGATCATTAAAAAAAATTAGATAATAACAGTATAGAATAACCTGCAACACTTGTCAAGGGCGTTGCAGGCGATCCTAGACACTACTGGGACGCTTTAGGCGTCCCCCCTTCTATTCACACAGAAACTTTTGCTTTTGCATTTTCCACGATTTCAGGCAGAACTTGCATACGGAACTCCATGTTTTTTGTTCCTGTTCCACCACACGCCCACTTGAAAGACTCATCAGAATCATTCCGCAAGTCTTTATCAAGGTATGCTTCTTCATGAAGATGTAGTGCTTCAACTGCTCTATCATAAGTGTCAATGCCATTGTTAATCATCCAGAAAAGATTCATCACCGAACTCTTACGGAGAATAACTTTTTCGGATAGATTTTCCCAACCATCATCAATCATCATGTCAATGTAACTTGCAAGGACTGAAAACTGGGAGGTAAATTTTTCCTCATTAAAATCACTGTAGTTACTGACGTAAAGTTTGTTCTTTGATGTCTGAGTAACTCCATTGATTTCATAATCAGAAATTTCCTCATCCTTACAGTAATTATTGAGAACCATATCAACAGTTTCAACAATCCACTCATCACTAATAAGACGCTTCTTATAATTATTACCAAAGATTTTAATCAAAAGTGGAGCGAGTTCCTTACGCATTTGTCGCACATATGCGGCCCAAGGAGTATGCAAAGCATTACGAAGTTCTTGTGCATTAAGAGGAACACCACTATTCACATTGACAAAGACATCTGACAGTCCTTTATAGTCAATCTGAGTATATTCACTAACAATTACTTTGCGACTCTTAATTGCTTTCTGTACAAGTTTAGGCAATTTGCTGAAGACATTGTTATGCTTACCTACTACAAATTGGGAGAGTGAAGTTGAGTGAGGATCAGGGAGATAGTAATAAGATCCAGAGGGAATGGTATATTCATCATTAAGCAATGATTCAAAGAACTTGAGACGATTATTGCCCTCAAGAATAATCTTTTCAATCATTTGCTTTAAGAGATTATTGAAATATGTGAAAGAAATATCTGTTGGATCAATAGAACTAACTCGGTCAGCAGCAATTTCAACATCAACGAAGACAAAAGTTCCTTCGATTCGGTTCATTAGGACAGAAAGAAAATATGCCTTTCTTTCCTTATTACTCCAAGATTCAGGACGTTGAAATTCTTCTGGAGCATATGAACCCTTGTAATTGTTGTAAAGATCCCAAATAGTCATCGGCAGGGGATCATTCTTGCAAGGGAAAATTGCAGCGTTCATAATAATTAAATGAAGTTGTTTTGTATCCCGAGAACATCTGTCGTCTCAGGCATATGGTTAGTTTAACAACTTTTTAATGAGTTGTCAACTACACTATAGGGACACTTTAGGCGACCCCCCTTTCAATCACTTTGCTTTGTTTCTGCGGGTGATTTCCTTCTGTGTGATGGGGTTCTTTAACTCTTTCTCAGACTTCTTACCTAAGTTCTTGAGTTGAATATCTCTCAAAGTTCTTTCACCTTTCTTCATTGCTGCTTTACGTTCAGCAGCAGTTTTACCCGATGCTTTTTGTGGTTTATAATCAGGACTTACCTTCTTAGCAGACTTTTTAGTAAGTAATTGTGATGCTGTTGGTGTGCTAGCACCAGACTTTCTTGCTCTTCTTTCCATTGCTGCCTTACGTTGTTGGTCTCTAAGTGATAGACCAGCAGTACCACGTTCTTTCTGTGGTTGTTGTTCTTTTGTAGAGCGTTGTTTCTGTGTGCCTATATCTTTTCTGTCTTTATATGATTTTGCTGGCACCGTTTGACCACCACCAGCAGCTTTCACTCTACGTTTTTCTGGTTCTGTTTTACGTCTATCAGCACCAACTCTTCCACCTTCTCCAGTTTTTCTAATTTGTGACCGACCTTGTACCTCAGGATCGTATACTTCAGACATAAATTGATTGAAGGTTTTCATCAAAAAAAAGGGAAGATAGTGTTCTCCCCCTTATTTATCAATCTTCTTCTTGTACCTCCTCTTTTTTGACAGAAATCTTAGGACCAACTTGAACACGTTTAGTTTCATAGAAGAAAGCAACTCTCTCACGACGTGCTTGCATCAGCATATCATATTCTTCTTGTTGCGATTTAGTGAAACGAAAATCTTGTTGCCTCCAAACAGCACGAAGATCTTTAAGATGAGGCAGAACGTTGACAGTGGAAGTAGGAAAATTCATCAGATAGTGTAGTTGGTTTGGTTAAATTCGTCGCACTTGACATTCATTTGAGATTCATTCTCTTCCAGTTCTGTAAGGTCAAAGATCTCACCTGGCATGTCTTCAATTTCGCTCCAGATGTCATCCATAAAATTTGGTTGGTTGGTTACACAATAGAGACACTTTAGACGACCCCCCTTTACTTGACCAAGATGCGGAAGTCTTTACATCCTTGTTTTTCCATTACTTTCTCCCAGAAAATAGCATCTTCAATCTTCATAAATGTTGCTTGGTGATTTGCAAAACCCCTTTTCTTTGGTTTTTGATAATGAATTTGGTACATCATTCCAGTGTCGAATTACTCCAGAAACAATAAAAAGATTAGTAGTGAGCAGACTGACAAATATGATGCTACGAATGATAGCAACATAATTGTCATAAGGTTTTGTTTTGTCATCACTAAAACTCCCTAATGAATACTTCCATATCTGCCAGAGTTTCACCATACTTATTTTTCCTTGTATGAACGTATTCTAACTCTTTCCATTGTTTTGGGAAACATAGTAAGAGTGTATGGATATATTTGTGCCTTTCAATCTTTGTATACTCGCAATTGGGTTTTGGTTTGATACCAGTTTCAATCGTAATATATTTTTCATCATAAAAATATACCCAACCTTCAACGTTTATGTGATCTGACTTCCACCGAACATAGTCATCAACCTGTGGTTTATAACTCATGAAAAAAATGCCGCCTCCAACGGAGTAAGATTTATTTTCATCGCAGTGTAAGGACGAGTGTCAGTAATACAAACCTCTTTACCTATCTTATTTGAGTTGATGGGGGCATAGTAAGTGTGCGTAGTGCTTCTCTTTGTTGTCTTATATTTGACAAATCCCCAGATTGTACTAACAGGATCACTACTATAAGAGTAAGTTGCGTGATGCAAAAGCCAAATAGAAACCACATTTCGCTTGAACTCTTGAACATGGTAGGAGTATCCTTTTGGTGGATCATGAATAAAATCAGGAGGAAGTTCAATCACGTTGTAAACTGCTCCACAATACCACTTGGTCTCTCTTCACCAATCATAATAGCAGATGCTTTGTTAATGTTTTCACGCAAATGAGTGTAACAGTCAGTATTCAATCCGTCATCTTCATTTGCAATGAGATCGAAACATTCTTCATGATCTTTTGCAATAACATTCCAGATACCACCATACTCAGATCGGGGAAAAGGGATGAAATGGTCAACAATGTAGAGATACTTAGTCATTGTCCTTGGTGAATTACCTCCTTAGTTTAACACAATTAGACGAACTCAGCAATGTAGTAGTCAACAGTGACTTCTAACTTTGCTGCTTCAATTTCACACTCAGCAATGAAATCATCAATCATATCTTCAACTTTACAATTTTCATCCAAACCAAAAATTTCTTTTGAATCTTCGTAACTAATCATACTGCGAGTGCTCCACTAGGAATTTCTGTAAGTTCAGGTGACTTGTCGTCATCAAACTGATTCATATCATAACATACCCACCCAGCCCTGGTAAAGATGTAGGAGAACTCTTCACCATTAGACAGGAACTCTACTACGTTATCATCAAGACGAGGAGGGCAACTCTCACCACGAGCAGAGTAATACTGAGGACCATATTCCTCAACTTCAACATTTTCGGTCACATATTCTGCAATCTTCTTACCAGTCCAGCGATCCTTTGTCCATGCACAAGACATATCACCACCATCAATCAGTTCTGCTGCTTGTTCACGAGAATTGTAATGTGTGGTAAGAATGCGACCCAACCACTCAGGATAACCATCCCAATGATGATAAGCAGACAGAATAGAATCATCTGAGAGTTGAATGCCGATGCGTGAACGAGTTCCCATAATAAAGAAAGAAATAAAGTGAGAGGAGACCACCGCTCTCAGTTGGTTTAGTGGACCCCGATGGGGTGCAGGTCACACTACAGGGACACTTTAGACGACCCCCCTTAGCCTCCATCAACCTGACATCCTGTCATAGCCCCACCAACAACACCCAAAGGAATTGACCAGATCCAGTTCTCTTGCGTAGACAAAACTCCGCCTAATGCACCACCAGCGATGCCACCTAAGATTGAACCTTCGACACAGGAATTGTCATCATAATGACCCATGTTGGGGTGCTGTTCTTCGTATCTAGGGAAAGAATTAGGAGAAGTTTGAGGCATATATCTTCGTCTTTCACAGGGAACCTCTACTCTTTCTCTCCATGTTTTTACATATCCACGATTAGTGCTTGTGCCAGGAATATATTGTTCTCTATACTCTCTCTTATAACATTTCTCTTCATAAACATATCCATTCCTAGCAGAATATCTACTCGGTTTTGCATCTGCTGGCATAGCAGAAGCAAACAAAATTAGTGCTGCAAGTGCTAGTTTCATTTGATTTCTCATTTGATAGTAATTTACATTAAAAAAGGGTGCAAGTCAAGCACCCTTGTGACACTATTCAGATTGTCTTGCCTTTCTTACAAGATACTCTGCGAAATCTTCCATCTTATCAGGATGTATTGCCCTAATATCATACTCCTCTACCGCAACTTTCATAGAATCAATTTCATTTTGATTCAATTCTTTACTTTTTGGTAGAGTCACTGGCAGTCTCCTTATATGTGTGAACATCCTAACACGAATGTCTCACATTATCTATAAGTTTAAGATTTTCTTTCGGTTTTTGTTGCGGGAGTTAATGGTTCAATTGATTCCATCTCTGACCAAACACGTTCAAGATCTTCTGATTTCCAGAAGTCTTCCCAATCTTTTTCAGTTGCAGAACTAATCATTTTGTGTTTCCTTTTTTCTCAGTTTTCTTTCTGCTTTGATGCGTTTCTTCACCAGTTTAGCAAATCTCACATCTTCCGCAGTATACCAATCAGGATGTTTCTTTGCACGTTTGATAATTTTCTTTGCTGCTTTTTTGTCCTCCATAGCACATATTTTAACTGTATGTACTATTTATTTTAGCAGGGTTCTTCTTCTTTTTTAGGTTTCTTATTGAACCCAAAAGGTCCAACTTCACCTTTATCAAAAGCCCGACGTTTTTGTGCCATACCACAAACAGTTTCCATCACTTTAATAGTGTCTTCAACTGCACAATTTTCTGGCATATTACGATGAACAATATCAAAGAGTGGGAAGAACTCTTTTGCTGCGTCATTCACCTCTTCAGGTGTCAATGGATCATAGTCTTGCATCATTTACCTCCGGTTTCATAACCAAGTTTGTCATCTTGTTCTTTGAGTTTACGCATACGAATGTCTTCATGTAGTTTTGCAATCGCAGCACGAACTTCAGGAGTATCATCATACGACCACTCATCTTTTTGCTTCTTTTTCTTACTCATAAATCAATCCCTACAGATGAACTACCAACAACTCTTGTATATTGATCAAGAGTGCCATCCTGTTCACACTTAAGATGCCAACCTGTCATAATAATAACACCATCTTTTGTGCCTCCAGTAAGCATCTCACGACCTTCTTTTGTCATTGTAGAAAACAATCCATAACGTGTTTTCCAAACATAGAATACCTCATCAATGAGTTCTGCATTATCAGGTGGTTTTTTGATCTCTTGTGGCATAATAGTTTGCAATTTGACGTTCTAGTTCATATTTTATAGGAGAAAGATGTGCATGAATGTAATTTTTGTATGCATTATCTTCAGTAAGTTTAGCAACATTATTAATTTGTGTCAAGGCAATGTTTAACCACTCACCTTCAGTTGTTATATGTTTGGGTGGCCTAAAATCATCCATTACTTCTTACTCTTTGCAGTGCCAGTAGTGTTTCTAACGGAATCCACGCGGGAGGTTCGTCTTTTACTTGTACTTGTACTTCCGTTACTACTTTTTCTAGATGACGACTGTATGTCTCCCTTGTGTTTTTTACTGGACTTAATGGATTTACCGTCACGATTTGATACCTTATAATCTTTTGGTTTCAGCTTATATCTATCAAGGTACTTCTGCAAGTGTTCTTCACACTCAAAATGGCACACTGTAAGTGCAATACCTTTGATATTATGACAATCTTTATTTACTTCTAATCTCCACGGAAATGTCTCATATGGAAATTGAATATTAAATTCAGGTTCAAGAATACTAGATCTAATCATTCAAAAACAGGCATAATTCTTTTACGCATCTCTTCAAGATGCTCTGGATCATTACCATAATAACCCATATTCATATAAACGCAATCAATATACCGCAAATCTTCACGGGATGCGTCATAGGTGAAGTGATCACAATACTCAAGAATTTCGTATGGTACTTCTACTTGTTTGTAATCAATGTCAATGGTCATCAATCTAGTTGATAGGAGTTTTTA